AGATAACGATGATTATTCTGGACTACTTAAGTATTGTATTAAACATCAACACTGGTCAGTATTTGAACAAGCCTTTTTGACTCTAGAGATAGAGACAACTCGTGCTATTGCAGCACAGATACTAAGACACCGTTCATTTACATTCCAAGAGTTCTCTCAAAGGTATGCACAGAGTAATGAGTTAGGTAAGATCAAATTACCAGACCTTCGTAGACAAGACAAGAAGAATCGTCAGAATAGTATTGATGATCTAGATCCTTTTATAAGACAAAAGTTGGAGGCTCAGATGATCACTCTTTTCAGTTCTTCAGAGTCATTGTATAATCAAATGATTGAGTATGGTGTAGCAAAAGAATGTGCAAGAATGGTTCTGCCGTTGTGTACACCAACAAGACTCTACATGACAGGTTCATGTCGTTCTTGGGTACACTACATCAATCTAAGATCTGCACACGGAACACAGAAGGAACACATGGACATTGCAGAAGCATGTCGTAAGGTGTTTACCGAACAGTTCCCTACTGTATCTGAAGCCCTAGAATGGGTCTAAATAACTTTACAAAACTTAAACACATATGCCTACATATCCTGTTATTAATTTGAA